CCAAAAGCTCAATTTGCTTTTCCATGAACCATTTAGCCTTCTTGAGGTTCGTTAATGGATCATCTTTCAAGAACAACCGGCTACCAATATACTTCTGCACAGTACCCCAACAGTAGTGGGCTGCGTACCAAGGACCCATGATGTCCTCAATGTAATCGATAGTCTCAATATCACCGGCAGTGTAGTGCGATGGGTGGTTAATCACATCGTACTCTTCTGGTGTTTCCATGCTCTCGTTCAGTGCACGTACCTGATCAATGAATGAATCCCACTCTTTTCTATCGTTCATGCTTCGCCCTCTACGTCCATGCGAAGAAGCTTCAAATCTTCGCTCGTTAAGTTTTCGTAATATGAAATGTCTTCAGTGCCTACAACAAAATCGAAAGGCTTGTGGCCCTCAATCGAATACTCCAAGCCTGCACGAAGAATAGTGTCCATGTCATTCTGGATTAGGTTAGCAAGACCCGACATGAAGATGGCAAGCATGTCATCGTAGTCAATGTCTTTCTGAGGATCGAAGTCCTTTTCGATGTTTACGTTGGATGGGTAGAATCCGCAGGCAAAGTTGGTCATGCCATCCTCACCCACGCTGACACGAAGAAACGCCTCCCCCGGTGCCAGATCTAAATTAACGGTTGTGTCACTCATCGAACCATTCCTCTGGTATTTGTTTATCTGCGTATATAAAGTTGTGCTTTGTGCACCAGTCTGCGTATGAGGTCTTAGAACCTTTTCGGATCTTTGCACGTGAATTAGAAAAGACAAACCGAATATCGAAGTCTGTCTGTTCCTGAATCCAGAGATGCTTCTTACGATCCTCTAGGGTGAAACGCCCTTTGGTTTCAACCACAATACCATTAGGCAACACAAAATCAGGAGTATACGTTCTATCACAAGCGGGTTGTGTAAAAGCAATTCTTGAATTTGGATCTTCATAACGGACACGAAGTCCTTTACTTTTGATCTGATCCGCAACAAGTTTCTCCAAGCCTGACTTATAACCATGTTTCCTAGCCGCCCTACTGAACGTCATCTGTGTACACCGTGTAGTATCTCCAAGGCTTATTCTTAGCCTGAGAGGCTTCTACCCTTCGGTATTGCAACGTAGGCCAACACGAGAACTTGTAATCACAGTACATACAATCCTTAGCAATGTACTTGTTACCGGTCTCTTTACCTCGGTACGTCTCTTCGATTTCCTCAAAGCAACGCTCAAAGTCACGATCAGTCGCAATGTACTCGTGCGTCTCTCGGATTACGTCTGTGTACTCATCCTCGTACTCAGGCTTGGCCGCTACGAACTTCCACTCACCGGTAGACTTGTTAATGACAATCCACCCGCCAAACGGCATTCCGCTTGCTTTAGCGTAGCCGAACCCTTGAGCCATGTACCCGAACGAGTCATCTGCCCTGACAGCTTCAAAGTCTTTAAACTTATGCTCAAACGCAAACGGTGAAGAGGACTTGATGTCCCAGACCTTACCGTCAATGACAACGTCGTATTCACCAGAGATTGATGATTCGTCGTCGAGGGGAAGTTCTACCTTGCCGTGATAGGACTCGACTGGTATACCCGCACCTCGCATTAAAAGCAATGACAATACTTCGATTGTGTCACCCAGAAGCATCTTCATAATAAAGTCATACGAAGGCTTACTGGCTTTCTCAGGGTGGTTCTTCTGCCACCACAACTGACAACGGGGCCTGCCTGCATTTGACATACGTACAGTAAACTCTCGGTTGCCCTCACGATTAAACTGTTTTAGTAGTGCGTTACGAAAGTCCTCACAGGCTTGATCAATCAGTGCGTCATCGACAGGGGGAGCTTCCCCTGCCGACAACTTAGATAGATACTCCTGTATCCGAACCTCGTATTCATGAGGCATTTCGGACATTATGATGCCTCTTCAAAGTCAGCGTCTAAGTATCCTTCAACTTCAGCCACAACCTCAGAGTCTTGAGCATCAGCTTGCTTTCCGTACAGAGCGGCATTGTGCTTCTCAATGATCTGCTTATTCTCTGCATTCACAGTCTCTAGGACCTTACTCATGAATTGCAGATCGTCTGTGCTGATCTCTGTGATGTTAGAGAAGTCAGGTTCAAAGCCAGTGATGAAGTAAGTTACAGATCCGTTCTTCTGACGTGTCGTTGTCAGCTTGCTCTCGATCTGCATGAACTTAATCTTCTGGTTACGGCACGGCTCAATCACATCGTTAGAGAATGATAAGAACGAAGCACCCTTCAGGCGAAGCAGTACAGGTACGTCTACAATCTCTACAGCATCACCTGCACCGGTCTGTGCATCTGCCATTGTGATCTTAGCGTACAGGTAGCGGAAGCACGTAATGTTCTTGTACTTCGCCTTTGTGTCAGGGTCTGCATCACGCAGTTCCTTTGACGTAGGCTTACCACAACGGATACCGCCAGTCTCGTCAATCGGCTCATCGCCTACACGATGAATGATTGTCTTGTTCATGACAGCCTGCTCTTCAGGATCGTAGTCCAAGTACTGCATGTAGTCTGCAAATACACGGATGGTCACGTCCTTACCGTAGACAGTTTCATTGGGCATTGCCAATGCGAAGATGCCTTTCTTCAGTTCATTGCCCTGATCATCTTCATCTTGGTAGTTGACTTTTAACAGTGGCAGGCGGTTGCCTGTAGACTGCTGTTGCTCTTGGACACCCATCGCAGCCATCAACTGGTCAGGAGTCATTCCATTGTATAGTGCTACTTCACTCATAGATTACATTTCCATTTAGCCAATTTGATCCACTCTTTATTTCAATGGCGAGTGGAATTACCATATCGTAATTAAACCGTTCTTTGACTTCAATTGCAACCCCTTCCATGCCTTCGATCAAAATTTCTTTCATGATCTCTAGCTCTCCAGGATATACGTCCACAACAATACTGTCATGTACAGTCAATACACATAACGATTTAACGTGTCGATTTTTCATCTCTTTTTGTACACGTATGCAGGCAAGCGGTACGATATCCGCTGTTGCAAACGATTGTACTGGGTAGTTCACAATCTGTGTGGCAAAGCTTACACGGCCATTCTGCTTACGCTCTACGTTAGGCCAGTAGAATTGTCTACCGGATGGAAGTGTCACAATGCCATTCTTTAATACACCACGCTTGAGTTTATCGTGCCACTTGGCAAGCCCCTCGTAGATGTTGAAGTACTCCTTAAAGTACTGCTGTACGTGAGGTGCCTCAGACGCACCCTGACCGCCGTACAGCGGTGCAAAGGTGTATGCCTTGGCATGTTGTCTCTCATCCTTTGTGATGCTGTCTACGGGCTTCTCATTGATGATGGATGCCGTTTGCTTGTGCACATCCTTACCCGTCATGATGTCATCGTAGATCTGAGGATCTTTAGACAGTTCACCGGCTACCCTGAACTCCAGTCCTGCAAAGTCAGCCTCTAATATCTGCCCACCCTCAAACCGTGAGACAACACACTTCCTGATAGGAAACGTACCGCCACGTGGTTGATTCTGGAAGTTAGGATCTGACGACGACAAACGACCGGTTGCAGTGATGCACTGGTTGTACGTCGTGTGCAGGATGCCTGTACTGCGTGTATTGCGTCGCATACCGCCACAGAAGGACGTGAGGTAGACGTTCAAGGCACTGTAGCGTCTCATGCCCTGCAGGAACTCAATCGCCTCGTGTAGGCCCTTACGTTGCGCCTGAGCAAGCAAATACTGCATGGTGTTCTTTTCTGTCTTGAACCCATTGGCAGAGACATCCTGTACGTTAGAAGGCACGAGCTTGAAGCCTGCAATCTTATCTGTGGGCTTGAAGACTGCACCTAAGCCATCACAGGTGGAGCACTTGCTTCTATTCTTGTAGGGATCACCGTTCTTCTTCATCTTCTGTACAGAACCTGATCCACCACACTCAGTGCACTGTACGCCTTTGGTACGATGCAGGATGGTAGAGTTGTTCTTGACAGCCAATGAAAACTCTTTGGGTGACATGCGGGGACGTGGCAGGGGCTTGCCTACCTTGTTCAAGCCAACATTGAATACTTCACGCCATTTGTTTTTATTTACAACCTTACGGGAGTAGACTACTTCAGATAACTGTGCAGGTGAATTCAAGTTGACCGGTGTGTCACCCATGACACTGCGAGCCAATTCGTACAGGCG